GGTGGGCGAGATAACAAGCTAGGGGGCTACTATATCCCCCAGAATGAAACAGAACGGCTTGCAGGAGTGCTACCACTACAACGGCAATACGACCAAGAGCATAAGCGTATCCACGCGCTTCTTACCGCTGATTTACAAGACTGGAGGAAGTACAGAGATGAGGCTTGAACTAACCGCACAAAGTGAAACGGACCTAAAAACGGGCATTCTGGAGCTTATAGGGAACTATCTGGAGGCGCGTGAGATGGTCAAGCCAAGGGTGACAGGACTGATCACAGCTCAACAGTTGAAGAGCGAGCTAGACATAGAATACAAGACTTTGCAACGGTGGGAGAAGAACGGGCTGAGACGATACCAACCACCGATAGAGGACACTAAGAAAATATTTTATCGGGTGAGTGATATTTTGATATTTTTGGGGGTTGAGAATGACAAAAACTAAAATATATTTTTGGTTGAAGATTGATAAAAAATTTTTTGACAATATTTTTATTAAGAGACTGAAGACTATTCCAGGCGGTTACACTATGACAGTAATTTACATCCGTCTTATGCTTGAAAGTTTAGAAAGTGATTGCATTCTCTACTACGAAGGTTATTTTGAAAATCTCAAGGAAGAATTGGCTTTGAAGTTGGATGTGTCGGAAGATGATATCGATATGACCATGGCATACTTTACAAAATGCGGACTAATTCAGATTGACGAAGACCAAAACGCAGAGCTAACACAAGCCAAAGCCTTGGTACAACAAGAAACTAACCAAGCTTCATACATGCGAGAATACAGAAAACAACAACAAGAAAAAAAGGAAAATCTTACAATGTTAACCGAAAATCTTACTACGTTAACTACGTGTAAGACAGAGATAGAGATAGAGATAGAGCTAGAGAAAGAGATAGAGCTAGAGCAACAGCAAGAAGAAAAAAATGCGGCTGCTGGAGTTGGTAAAAATATCATCTTTGAAAAACTCAAAGAAGCATTTGGGGAAATGGCAATTAATGGAACTGTCACCCAAGAAGTTGAAGACCTATTAAAGGTTCATGGGCAACGCTTGGTATTGTGTGCTTTAGACGAAACTATCCTGAATGGTGGGAGGTCAATCAAATATACCCGTTCTATTCTGGAACGCTGGCAAGGTCAAGGTCTAAAGACTATCGAACAAGTCAAGCAGAATAAAATGGAGTTTGAAGCGATGAAACAACCTAGGCAAGATAATCCGGACAATTTCCCAGAAGTGCCATTTTAGAAAGGGGACAGGAATTGAGAAATCCATTTCAGAATTTACAGCACCTTAGACAGTTAGAAGCGACTTGCCCACTACATAACATCCCATTAGTCCAACTTGATAGAGCTGTTAAGGTGGTTGGAGAAGACAAACCACGGAAGCTAGAGCCTTTTTGTCCCGAGTGCGAGCAAGAACAAAAGCAACAACAGGAACAAAGGGCAGTAGAAGAGCATTTGAACGCTGGGCTTTACTCAAGGACGTATAATGTGCTTATGCGAGATAGCACAATTCCAAGGGAACTAGAGGGGGCTAGTTTTAACACTTTCAAAGCAGAAACTGCCGAGGAAAAACAGCTACTAGCTTTTGCTAAAGGGCAGGCAGAAAAGTATCTTGCAGGGCTCAAAGCAAATACCCTTATCACAGGCTCTACAGGCATCGGAAAAAGCCATCTAAGTATTGCAATGGCTAAAGCGATAAACGAGGGCTACAGGGCCAAGGGAGAGCCTAAAAGCGTGCTCTTTGTAAACCTAACGGAGCTTATCAAAAAAATCAAAGAAGGCTGGAACTACGGACAAGGCGCAAAGTTAACGGAGTTTGAGGCGGTGGAGCTCCTGAAGTCAGTCGATTATCTAATTTTAGATGATCTAGGGGCAAAAAATGCGATTATTAAACCCAAGAGCGACTGGGAACAGGACCTGCTTTTTGATATTTTGAATAGTCGTGAGAATACAATCATCAACACTAATTTAAGCGGGTCAGAGTTGAAGACAGTTTACAACGAGCGGAACTATAGCCGTATTTTGAAAGGCTTAGAAGGTAATTCTTTCAAGTCGTTTACAATCAAGGACAAACGCTACTCAATCAACAAACTAAAACAAGGGGAACAAACACCATGACCGAACAAGAATTTTTTGAGCAAGCAGACAAAGAGCTTGAGGAATTAAACCAGCAACGAGCCGACTTCATGACTATGGATTTTGAAGAACTCAATAATGCAGACTATATAAACTTTTTGACCATTGGAAACCGGATTTTTTCCGAAGATACCACTTTGAACGTGTACGAACTCTACAAACATCCAGATACTCGGAAGAAGCTCTTCGCGACAATCGCCAAAATTGCTTATCACGTCAATAATATGTTTCAGACAGCAGACCGCATGGAAGCAATGATTGATAGTCTAGAACTACACTTTCAAAATACGGTCAAAAAATTAACACTTCAAACAGACAGCGACAAGTTGGCAGAACTACTGCTGGAAATCAAGAAGGATAATCCGAATATGACGGCAGAGCAGGAAAGCCAGTTTATACGAGATATTGCAGTTAGTGGACTATTAGTCAAAGATTGAGAATGAGAGGCAACGCGCCTCTTTTTGTGCTATATCAGCAAAGAAAGGAAAATAGCAGTATGGCTAAAAATAAAGGTGGCAGACCTACGAAAATGACACAGGGGACGATTAAGAAACTGGAAGAGGCTTTTCTTAGAGGGTTAAGTGATGAAGAAGCCTGTTTATATGCGAACATCTCAAAGCCGACACTATATGATTATTGCAAGAAAAATCCACAGTTTTCTGACCGAAAAGAGCTACTGAAGCAACGACTGAAAACACGCGCAAAGTTGAACATATCTAACGCCATAGAGGATGGAGACGTGGCTATTTCCAAATGGTACTTAGAGCGGAAAGATGATGAATTTAAAACCAAGACAAAACTTGAACATGATGGTACGGTATCCGTTGCGCCTCATAATCCATTTGAAGATTTAACTGTAGAGGAATTACGGGCATTGATTTCTGAAAATGAAGAATAATGGTACTTAAACCAATAGTTTTGGGTTTTTACAGTATAGGGGTATTTTTGGATGGAAGTATTGTATATAGAGACATTTACCAGAGCTATGAAAAAGAAAGGAATAACTCAGGGAAAGGCTGAATTAGACGGTTACCCCTTGACTATTGACTTAGACAACCTTTTTATTGTTATGGGTAGAGATCGTTTTGAATTGGCCAGAATACCAGGCACCAAAGGCGGTTATAGGTATTTCTTTCTTTGCCCTGATTGTGGTAGGCGGTGCCGAAACCTTTATAAGCGGTATTTGTTTTATGCTTGCGGAAACTGTCAGCAGATCCACAAGCAGACACTAAACCGCAGTAAGACAGATTGTCAGTATTATTGGGAACGTGCACTAAGGGAGGCTAGGAAGGTCCAACCAGGGTGGACCCCTGAACGTGGCGGATATATGTTTGATGGCTTTCCTAGCCGTCCAAAGAGAATGAAGCGTGATAGATATTATAAACATTATCAAAGGTTTTTGAACTATGTTAGAAAAGGGGATAGCTATTGGCTGAGAGGGTTATCTAGGTGAAGTACTTTGGCAATTTCCAAAACGAACAAATACTACAAACGTTCGCTTTACAAAACAAATAAAGGCGGAACGGTTGGAAGCTAAAAAGCTAGCACTATCAAGCATTCACAGGGTTGAAAGGGTGCAAAAATACGGAACGTTTTTTGATTTTTCAAAACGACGAATATCCGAACGCTATATAATCCTTAAAGTTAAATGAATGAAAATTGATTAGACACGGTGGCGCGTGATTGAACAGAGAGCGAACAAAGAGAAAACAGCCCATTGAACCATGGACGAACAAAAGAACACGCGCAGGCAGTTACAGAATTTTAGGCATAAAAAAGCCCCACGAGACACACGCAGGGTAAGAAGTTTCAACAAGCTTATTTTACCATAGGAGGGGCAACAATGACCATAGAGGAACTGAAGCAGAGGTTAGAGGGTATTAAGTGGATAGATAAAGAGATCTGTTCGCTTTACCTGGAACTTCAATATTTAGATACCGGACTATTCAAACAGACAACCCTAACACAGTCCAGAGTGCAGACTAGCAGGGCAAACAGTTCTGAAAGTCAGTTAGTTGCCCAGCTAGCATTTAAAGAGGACATAACAAACAGAATTGACAAGCTAACTAAGGAGCGCCTGGAGCTGATTAGAATGATTGACACACTAAAAAATCCTAAGTACCGTCTAGCTTTAAACCTTTACTATATCCAACAAAAAGTGGATTTGGAGGCAGGAGAGATAATGAATGTTAGTAAGACAACATTTTTTAGATATTTAAAATTAGCACTTACTGAGCTAGCTGATTTGTTAACTCATGCAGAGAAAGAAAATTAGCCATGTTTTGGCGCGTGTTTGAGCTAGTCCGATAAATAAACCAGGGAATAAATCAGGCCTTTAGAAACGGAGCTAGAGGCCTTTTAGAGTGCGGGGGGGGGGACTAACCTACCATGGGTACACGTCCGACCTTCACGCCGTCATTGTACATTTTTTCTCACGCCAAAAATTCTAAAGGGGGTAAAAACAGCTAAAACCATTGGTATTATTGAGTTTTAGAGGGTTGTAAGTTTCCCAAATGGTAACACAATCCTAACAAAATGGGGTTAATCCTAACAAAAAGCGTTACGTTTTGGCTAGTTTCAAAGAGCGTATAACGCGAACAGCAAGCGATTTTGTAAAAACATGGTATTAGGATTAGTAACACAATACTAGCGGATACAGTAAAACACAGTAGGATACAGTAAAAACATGATATAATACACTTATCAGCAATCAAAAAAAGCGTAGCTGATCACTACGCTAGTCCTGCCTGCTGAACTCATATAATTTTTAGGTTGTCAAACGTTAATTTGATAACCTTTTTTCATTGTAAAATTTGTTCACCTTCTTGTTCACCTTTGGAGGTGTTCTAAGGAAACCTAAGGAGATACGATTTTTTAAAAACCCAGTAAAATCAAGAGTTTGGGAGTTATGACACTCTCAAACGTTAGTCAAATTTCAATACCACGGAGTTTCATAGTAATTTCCCTTCAATTTCTTCATGCATAATACGCTCTCTATTATAATTTATTCGCAGGCTAAAAGCAAAACTCCAACCTAGTGGCTGGGGTTTTCAACT